TAGATGACCATATCGGATGCCGGTATTACAAGTATGATTTTGACAACGGGGCCCGGCTCATCGTGGAGGAGTATGATGAGCGGAACGAATTCACCGGTGATGCGTATGTATCCGCCTATTATCATCTGGTGGGCGGCCCGGAGCCGCCGAAAAATCCCATGCATGGAGCTTGCAAATGGGCCTGGCATGAAAAATACAACCGGTATCCGGACAGCATGACGGAGCTGATCGAATTCCTGAAGGCTGTCCAAAAAGGCGAGGAATAGGAGGGGGAACCATTGAAAATCCGGAGTATTGCAGAAGCGAAAAAGAAGATTAAGATCGGGTCAAAGGTTATGATAACGACCCAGAAGGCATGCGCCAAAGACTCATTTGGGGCAGTTAAGACCGGGATCCCGAGACAAGCGGTTGTTATTGGCATTTATACATATTTCGTCCATGTGCAGCTGGAGAGCGGAGTATGTGAGAGCGTGATGTGGGCGGATTTAATTAACGCCAGTGAGGAGGATAAGCGATGATCAAAGACAGTGGGGAACACACAAAAATCGTGCATGCCAAAGCTTATGAATGGCTCTTAGAACATAATCAGTTAAATTGGTGTTTATATCTATGACGAAGAATTTTGAAAAATTAAGGAGAACAGCCATGATTGAGTGCTTAAAAATTGAGGATTTTGTGATTACGCATATGTTTAGACCGTATATGCCGAGCCTTAAAGACTTGTGCCATGAATATAGGGTTGAATATGGTGGTAGGGTGACATCTCAGAAGCGAGTTGAAGAAAATCTTAGAAAAAATCCCGAATTGATAATTCATTTTTTGAATGAGTTTCCAGAAACAAAACAGCTAGTTTTTAACAGGCTGCGGAAATGCGGCGGAGTGAAGTTCTACCGGTATCTGGATATGAGTAATCCGGTGGTTCAGTATGTTAAGAAAGGATTGGAAGATATATTAAAGGAGCGTGATAACGATTGAACCAATACAAGAATTTAGTTTGAGAAATGAAAGAGGTGAAAAAGTGATTTTAGACAGCGGAGACCGTACAAAATTTGGGACCGGAGCCGTCCGGGACATGCATGTAGGCAAGGGGAGGATGGATCTCCTCCCTCTGTCGGCGCTGATCGAGTTGTCAAAGCACTGTGAGGAGGGGGCCCTAAAGTACGGCGAGCACAACGTGGACAAGGGGATCCCGCAGCACAGCCTCTGCGACTCGGCTATGCGGCACCTGGTCAAGTATATGCGCGGCGATACAGACGAGCCCCATCTGAGGGCGGCAGCCTGGAATCTTATGTGGGCACTTAACCAGTCCGTAGAGTGTCCAGAGCTAGTGGATGTGCCATGGAGGGAGGAGGAAGAGCGATGAAAAATAAAGAGGGTTACCCGGATCCGACCGCGGGCAGAGCGGTCCGGGAGGCCGACCGGCCGCCGGAGAACGTGGTCATGTTCCGGCGGATGATCAAGTCAATGTGTACGATCTTCCACCTTCGGATCCTGGGCAAGGTGACGATCGTGGATGAGAAAGGACGGCGGTGGTGATGACGAGAGCGGAGAGGAGGCGTCTGGAAAAGGCAGGGGCCAGGAAGGAGCCGGTCTACACGCTGACCCAGACCCAGATCAATGAGATCAGGAAGCAGGCGGTCCTGGAGCGCAAGGAGGAACTTAAGGCCAGCATATCCAGAGAGATCGACGAGCGGATCCAGAAGGAGTGGGCTGCGCGCGAGGCGGCGCTGACAGGAGAAACAGACGAGGAGCAGATCCTAAAGGTCCTGTGCCTTCTCCTGGCGGTGCCAGCCAAGGTCCTCTGTGAAAAATTCCGTTGGAAACCGATTGAGGATGAGAATGACCGGAGATCACGGCTTTTACAGTTTTCCGAGGCCGTGGTGAAAGAGGTAAACCAGACTTTTGCAAATGACAATGTAGACATCCGGGCGATCGGTGAGGAAGTATATGAGAAATACGGTGTGAGATTTGAAGTGAGGTGAGGCCGTTGGACCAGAGCGTCTTAGTCCAATACAGCGAGGTTATGGAGGAGATCAAGGATTTAAGGGAGAGGATCCGGAAGCTGGACCGGTTTTTATCGGATCCTCCGGTGGTTTCGGATACGGTCCGGGGAACCAGGAAGGACGGGACCATCGGTCCGATCAAGATCACGGGGGTCCCTGTACCGGAGTACCAGCGGAAGGAAAAGATCCGGGAACGGTACAGGGAGATGCTGGAAGAGAAGGAGGCAGAGCTCCTGGAGCTGACCTGCAAGGCAGAGGAGTACATAGAGTCGATCCCGAAGGCAGAGATCCGGATCATGTTCCGGCTGTATTATATCGACGGGTTAAGCGATGCGAAGGTGGCTGACCGGATGAACCAGATTTTCCCGAAGCGCCGGATCCGGTACACGGATGAGAACGTGAAGAAGCGCAGACAGAGATTTTTTGAAAAAAATTCAAAATGTCCCCCAATGTCCCGATAAAATGTGCTAGTCTATAGACTGGGAGCCGGAGGCGGAGAGCTGCCGGCCCCATCTTCCTCATCCAAGTACTTATCCCCGTGAGCCCGTCCATCCCAGGCGGGCATTGACGGAACATCTTCCCGGACGGGAGGAAGCGTGAGCCGTAAAACCGAGCCGCAGGTTCAAGTCCATCTCCCGAAATCTAATAAATTTTTCTCCTTGAAGGGCACCTGTCGTGAGACAAGTGCTTTTCTTTTAATGCTAAACATAGAATATAATATTACATTATGGAGGCTTTGACATGATTAGTGAAATGTATTACAATATGATTAAAGCATATTTGTCAAAGGAGAAAAAATTTATGACAATAGACAGTATTATTTCTAAAATTAATCCAGAAGGCAAAATTGAACTTTTACCGGAGGCACATACGTCTATAAAGACAATCGATGAAGAAGTTTTTTATGTAGAACCCAAATATGAGGAAATATCTACAGAAAGAAATGCAAAATTTATTTTGTTTTCTGCTCCTGGTGCTTCTGGAAAAACAGCCCTTGCAAAACATATTGCTTACAAGAAAAAATGTCTTTACTGGGATTTATCACAAATAAGACTTGGAGAGAATAGCTTTCACGGAACTTTATGGAGAGCAATTGGTCAGGACAAGCTTTCTCTTTTTTTCGAACAGGTTGTTAATGGAAAGGCAGGACTTGTGCTGGATGCTTTTGATGAGGCAGAAATGATTTCTGGAAGAGCAGGGGTAGATTTTTTTCTCGATGATTTAGACGAAGTAACAAAAGGCAGTACAGTTCCATCAGTTTGTTTATTTGCCAGAACAGAGAGTGCTGTATATATCGCAGAATACTGTAAAAATCATAATATAAATTATGTGCATTATGAAATTGGATTTTTTGAAGAGTATAATGCAAAACAATTTATAAAAAAGAAAATAATGTCTGTTGGTAATAAAATTACTGATGTAGTTGAAAAGTGTATTAATGAGCAGTTTTTGATAATTAAGCAGTTGTTAGGAAACGAAGAATTATCTAAATCATTTATCGGCTATGCACCAGTTCTAGAGGCATTAGCAGAAGCTTTCGATGAAGAAAGAAACACAATAAAACTATTAGAAAGCTTAAAAGGCTTGTCTGTAACGGGAACCAAAATTGTATTTAATATTTTGGAGGAACTTTTGGACCGTGAGCATAAAAAAGTATACGGCGCACTTAAAGAAAAATGGGAAAGAAAATTTCCTGACTTTTCAGATTGGGATATTGTATACACAAAAGAAGAGCAGATGGTTAGAGTGATAGAGTACATACTATTTGGAGATGTCGAAGCAGATAGTTACTATGTCAATAATGAAATCCCTGAAGAATTATATGTCGATTATATTGATGTCATTAAGAATTTTTTGCCGCAGCATCCGTTCTTACAAAATGTGATGAAGCAGGATAGTATTGGCTTTACTGGTCCGGCATTTAGGGATTATACTTTGGCATACATTTTATCTGTAAAAGAGTATGAGGATTTTGCATTACAGTATTTTAGAGATTATACTCAGGCTTCTCATTTTCCATCTCAGTTATTATTTGATTTTTATGTGGAATTTTCCGATAAAGAAATGAGAGGTAATATTTTTCCACTGATGTATGATTCATTTAAGGCGAAAGAGACAGCTGGAAAAGTGGCTAAAATTGATATAAGCGATGATGGTGAAGATGCATATGCTGTATTTGGTTTAAGCGAAATAACTCCGATAGAGATACATTTAGATAGACATAAGAAACTTTTAATTTCAAGATTGTCCAATTCAAACGTGGATATGTCAGGAGAAGTTTGTATAGGTGATTCTCACGGAGTTTCGAGGATTAGTAATTCGGCAGTAATTTGTAACAAACTTTCATTTAATTGTAGAAATCTTGGAATTGAAGCAAGAACACCAGGGGAAGTATTATTAGTAAGTAGGAGTGATGTTTTTAGCGAAACTTCTGAAACTGTTGATATAAAGGTTACAGCAGACGAGAATAGTTTGGTGAAAATTTCGATTCCAAACATAAACAGTTATTATAAACTTCGTCCATATAAGTATGATTACACTGAAGAGAATGTTGAAGATTTTATAGGTTTTTATATATTTGTTAGAAAAATTCTTAGCCTTTTACGAAAACACGAGAAAGATGTTCCGGCAAAGGATAAAGAATATATAGATAACAAAATAATAAATAAGAGCGATTCTAAACGCAAAATCATGGAGTACTTGATGAGCAAAGAGATTATTTTTGTGGATCATGCTCAAGCATATTTGTATAAATTAAACACACAAAAACTTGCCGAATATGGACTTAGTTGGGCTACACTGGAAAATAAAGAGACTTTTAAGAGATTGTATGAAGATTATATGAAGCAGTAAAGATAAAAGAGCCACCACCGTGTGGCTCTTTTCCTTTACCCAAAAACCAACGAATAGGAGGTGATCGACATGGCCAGAGCGCCGGATCCGAGAATTGATGAGGCGAAGGCCATGTACCTGAAGGGTGTGAAGCTGGTGGAGATCGCACACCGGCTGGATCTGCCGGAGGGAACGGTCCGCCGGTGGAAATCCACGCATAAGTGGGAAAGCGAACGTTCGGATAGAAAAAGTGAACGCTCGAAAAGAAAGAGAGGGGCACAGCCGGGCAATAAAAACAGTTCCGGAGGTCCGCCGGGAAACAAGAAAGCAGTTACCACAGGGGAGTTTGAGACTCTCCTTTTTGATTGCCTGGAACCGGAAGAGCGGCAGCTGGCTGCAGCTGTCCCGCCGGATAAAGAGCAGCTGCTCCTCCAGGAAATCCGGCTGCTGACTGTAAGGGAGCACCGGATGCTGAAGCGGATCGATCTGCTTCGGACGTCCATGGATGACTCCGGGGCGGTGTCGGGGGATGAAACCGGCATGACTGCGGTCGGGCATAAAAAGGGCCTTGAAAAGGACAAGGAGACAGATCTCACGGAGTACCGGGGCAAGCTGGGCCAGATCCAGAACATCGAGGATGCCCTGACCCGTGTCCAGGCCAGGAAGCAGGCAGCCATCGACTCCCTGCACCGATACGGCGTGGATGATGCCCGCCTGGAGATCGAACTGATGCGGCTTGACCTGGCGGCCCTCAAGCTGGGCGGCCAGGAAGCAGAGGTGGAGGATGATGGGTTCCTGGAAGCATTAAATTCCGAAGCCGGAGATCTGTGGGGTGATTCGTATGACGATTAAGGAACGGATCAGCCAGACCAAACAGAAACTGGAGAAGCTGAAAGGCCAGCGGAATATCTTGACTAAGGTTCAGATTTTTCGCTTTCAGCCGTTCTCCCGCCGGCAGAAGCAGATCCTTACCTGGTGGGCACCGGACAGTCCGGTAAAGGATTATGACGGTATCATCGCGGATGGAGCGATCCGGTCCGGTAAAACGGTCTGCATGTCCCTGTCCTTTGTGATGTGGGCTATGAGTACCTTCTCCGGTCAGAACTTTGCCATGTGCGGCAAGACCATCGGGTCATTCCGCAGAAATGTGTTATTTTGGCTTAAGCTGATGCTTAAGAGCCGGGGCTACCGGGTCACGGACCACCGGGCTGATAATCTGGTGGAGATCAGCCGCGGACCGGTCACCAACTATTTTTACATTTTCGGTGGCAAGGACGAGAGGTCCCAGGATCTGATCCAGGGTATTACACTGGCGGGCCTGTTTTGCGATGAGGTTGCCCTCATGCCGGAGAGCTTCGTCAACCAGGCGACTGGCCGATGCTCTGTGGCAGGATCAAAGTACTGGTTTAACTGTAACCCGGACGGACCATATCACTGGTTTAAAGTCAACTGGATCGACAAGGCTATCGGATATCTCGGTAAGGCCAGGGCGGCCCGGATCCGGGAGGAGGCAGAGGCCGCCGGAACAGATCCAGGATTAAAAAAGCTACTGTATGTCCATTTTACGATGGACGATAATCTGAGCCTGTCGGAGGAGATCAAGGTCAGGTACCGGAGCATGTACACCGGTGTGTTCTTCAAGCGTTACATCATGGGGCTCTGGGCGATGGCCGAGGGTATTATCTATGATATGTTCGATCCAGACAAGCACACCGTTGATACAGAGGCTCTGGCGGCTGCATATAAGGCCAGGACAGGGCATGACTTCTGGACCGGCGATAAGTATGTCAGCTGTGACTACGGTACCCAAAACCCTACAGCCTTTCTTTTGTGGCAGCAAGGGGCGGATAAAAAATGGTACTGCCGGCGGGAGTATTATTATTCCGGCCGGGATAAGGGCCGGCAGAAGACTGATGCGGAGTATTCGGCGGACTTAAAAGCCTGGCTGAATGGCCTGGAAATCCGGGCAGTGATCCTGGATCCGGCGGCCGCCAGTTTCAAGGCTCAGCTGGAGAAGGATGGCTTTAAGGTCAAAAAAGCAAAAAATGATGTTTTAGATGGGATCCGTTTGGTAGCCACACTGCTGCTTACGGGTTCTATTTTTATAGACAAGTCATGCGATAATCTGATCAAGGAGTTTGCGTCCTACATCTGGGACGCAAAAGCGGCGGATAAGGGAGAGGACAAGCCTGTAAAGGAGCACGATCATTGTCTTGCTGGTGACACTCTGGTAGACACACCGCACGGTCAGATACCTATTAGGGATCTGGTTGGGAAAAGAGGATTTGTGTATTGTTACGATGTTAAGAAGGCAAGAAGAACCGTATCACTATTTTGCCGTGTCCGCATGACACAAAAAAATGCAGTTGTTTACAGTATTGAAATGGCAGATGGAAGCGCAATAAAAGCGACCGCAGAGCATCCGGTTTATACAAGCAGAGGATGGATAAGGGTTTGTGATCTGCGGAAGGGCGATGAAATTGTGAAAATCTGTGAAGATTGCGGAGGAGAATACCGTGCGAACAAATACGCAAGTACAAAATACTGTTCAGTTTGTAAAAATCGTAAGCATTCAAGAGGCGGGAAGAGAAGACGTCTACAACATGGAAGTGCTGAGACACCACAATTTTAGCATTTGTGGTGGGTTTGTAGTTCATAACTGTCTCGATGCCCTCAGATATTTTTGTATGACAATTATCCGGATGCGGCCAGGGATCCGGATCCTGAAGTGAGGTGGATTAGATGGATATTGTATTTGACCCCAATAAAAACCGGATGACTAATATGCAGTTATGCCGGCTCTACATGGATGAGTTTGTGCGATCCAGGGAGCGGCGGTGGATGTTAGACGGGGAGGCATATTACAGAGTGGATAACCCGGAGATCATGAACCGGAAGATGTACCGTTACCGGGAGGATAAGACCACCGGGCAGATAGAGAGGGTGCTGGACAAGTCCAAGCCAAACAATAAGCGGGCGCACGGCTTTATGCACTTGCTGGTCGAGGACAAGGTTAATTATCTGCTCGCTAAGCCCTATACGCTGACCTGCGAGGAGTCCGAGGAGTATCTGGCTATGGTACAGGACGCCCTGGGAAAAGGCTTCCAGGACCGACGTTTGATGCGGCTGGGAGTATCTGCCAGCAATGCGGGTATCGCATGGCTGCACCCATACCTTGATGAGGATGGGGGATTCCGGACTGTGATCGTCCCGCCGGAGCAGGGGATCCCACTCTGGAGGGATAACGACCATGAGGAGCTGGACGGCTTTATTTGGTTTTATGATGTCCAGGTCATCGAAGGCCAGGAGCAGAAGACAGTCACCAAAGTGGAGTACTGGCTTCCGGAAGCCGTTGCTTACTATGTCTCTGATTCTGAGGGCGAGGGCTGGGACCTGCGGCTGGACTCTGAGCGCTACCTGGATGCGGCGGTGGATGAGGACAGTGAGTTTGTGGAGCACTTCTGCATCGGCAAAGAGGCAGGGAACTGGGGCAGGGTCCCGTTTGTGCCGTTTAAAAACAATGACTACGAGCTGCCGGATCTTAAGTTTGTGAAGTCATTGATCGACGGATATGACAAGGCCCGGTCAGATGTGGCCAATTTCCTCGATGAGGTACGTTCCATTGTGTATGCCTTAAAGGGGTATGGAGGCCATGATCTGGGCGAGTTTATGCGGGATCTGAATTATTTCCGGGCCATCTCTTTGGACGAGGACGGCGGAGCAGAAGCAATCACAGCACCGGTGGACATCGCGGCGGCCAAGGATGACTTCGATACGCTGCGGAAGGATATCTACGATTTCGGCCAAGGAGTGGATAAAAACAGTGACAAACTGGGCAACAGTCCCTCCGGCATCGCTCTTAAATTCATATATTCCGGCCTGGATCTTAAATGCAATCGGATGGAGTCTGCATTTAAGGCAGGCATGGAGCAGCTGTTTGGTTTTGTGGACAAATACCTGGAGTTGATCGGGGCCGGAGCGCATCCAGGCTGTGAGATCGATGTGACATTTAACCGGGACATTGCCATCAACGAGAGCCAGGCTATTACCGACTGCGCCGCATCCAAGGGTATCATCTCGGATGAGACGATCATCAAAAACCATCCGTGGGTCGAGGATGCAGCGGAAGAGCTTGAGCGATTAAACGCCCAGCGGGAAGCTGAGAAGGCGGAATTATCCGATATGTTCCCGCCGGACCCGGATGACGAGGAAGGTGAGGCTTAATGGGATACTGGCAGGAGCGCCAGGAGGCCATGTATAAGACCGGAGAGATGCAGGTCAACAAATACTTCACGCGCCTGGAAAAAGCCTTTAACCAGACGCGCAGGGAGCTGCAGAAGACCATTGAGGCATTTTACTTCCGGTACGCCGAAGAGAACGGTCTGTCTTTCGCAGCCGCCCAGAAGAAGCTGGATGCAGAAGAACTGGGAGAGCTGCAGGACTTTATTGACCTGGCAATGGCCAATATCGGCAGATATAACCAGACGGTCAATAATATGTCCATCAAGGCCCGGATCACCCGTTACCAGGCCCTGGAGGCCCAGGTGGATGCGATCCTCCGGCAACTGTATGCCATCGACTATGAGGCGGGGGCGGAAAAGACCATGCAGGAGATCTACGAGGGCACCTATTATCGCACCTGGTACAACATTGACCAGTACCATGGCTTTCATGCGGAGTTCGCGCAGGTGAGCCCGACCGTAATGGAAAAGCTCCTGGAGTATCCGTTTAACGGTGCGGCATTCTCTTCCAGGCTCTGGAAGCAGAAGGATCATCTGCAGGCCCAGCTGATGGAGGCGGTGACCACGATGCTGATCCAGGGAAAGCATCCTTCCACGCTGACGAAAGAGTTTGCCAAGAAAATGAATTCCAAGAAATTCGACGCATACCGGCTCCTGCACACGGAGAGCTCGTTCCTGATGAGCGAGGCCGCCCATGCCGGATATGCAGAGGACGGTGTGCCGAAATACGAGATCCTCGCCACATTGGACAGCAAGACCTGCAGTATATGCGGCGATCTGGATAACGAGGTGTATGAGGTAGGCAAAGAGGTCGTAGGCGTCAACATGCCGCCCTTCCACCCACTGTGCCGGTGCACCACAGTCCCCCACTATGACGATACTCCGACCGAAGGTCTCACCAGGGTAGCCAGGAATCCGGAGACTGGAAAGACCTATGAGGTTCCCGCGGATATGAGTTATAGGGAGTGGAAGAAGAAATTTATTGAAAAAACTTCAAAATTTGATACAATAGAGCCAGAAAATACGAAAGAGGAAATACGGGTGCATTCGGTTGGCAAAATTGACAGGGATATCTACAAATGCATAACGGATGATATTGTGACGGATGAGGTTATTATAACAGATAATCAGATTCAGCATATACTGGATCGGCATCCGGATGCTTATGAAGCAGCTATGAAAGAAATGCGAACAGCTATTGAAAGTCCGGATTATATTATTGCAGACGATAAGCACGATAATACAGGGCTAGTTATTAAAAAGTTTAAAATGAAAGGCGATAATTTGCAGTTAGTTCTTCGTGTATGCACTCATAAGGATGAGCCTGGTTATAAAAATTCAGTCATATCGTGTTGGGAAATTAGTGAAAAAAGATTGGAAAACTATTTGAAAAACAAACGAGTCCTTTACAAAAAAGAATAATTGATGTATGATAAAGATACAATAAACAAGAGGTTATCTGAGGTGGTAAATTTCGTTGCAACCACGCACCCTAGCGGTCAAAAGAGATGCAGGAGAGGCGACGCCTGCCGGATAACTTCTTGTTTTTTATCTTCGAGGTGAAAAAAGCGTCTTCATGCGCCGCATGCCTTGTGCAATGGGCAAAAGAGATGTCGGGAGTGACGCTCCGGCCGAAGATTCCTTTTTATTATGGCTTTACCCGGATAATTATTTGAGGTGGAAAATTTCGCACGATCCACACGCCGCTGGTACTGACAAGGGAAACCTGAGAGATGCAGGAGAAACGTGCGCCTGCCAAGTAATTATCTGGATTAGCATAAATAAACAGATAGGATACCACCAGCCAGTAATGGCCGGTGGTATTTTTGTACCCATTTTTAGCGTTGCGGCATCGCAACAGGAAGGAGCAAAAAGATATGTTAAAAGCAATGTTATCTCAGCCTATGGCTGGAAAAACAGATGAAGAAATCAGAGCAACCAGAGAAAAGGCAATCGCCGTTCTCAAAGAAAAAGGTTATGAGATTGTAAATACCCTATTTACGGATGAGTGGTACAGTAATGAAAGCATGAACGAGAGAGGTGTGGTGCAGATTCCACTTTGCTTCTTGGCAAAGTCTCTCGAAAAGATGTCTCTGTGTCATGCTGCGTATTTCTGCAAGGGCTGGGAAAATGCCAGAGGGTGTCGCATTGAACATGATGCTGCAGTTGCCTATGGCTTAGATATTATATACGAGGAATAGTTATGATCGAAATCATGTGCGAGGGCGGATGCGTCCTTGCGGGAGTGTGCATGCCGTATCCTGTTATGTGCCATCTGCTCCAGGACAGCGTGATTCCAGAAGACGGCTTTGTGGAACTGGACTTTGCGGATGGAACCCGAGGATTGATACGGATAAAGAGCATCATCGGATTTTATGAAACTGAAAAAAGCGCGCAGGCATAGGCCTGGGCGTTATTTTTATCGCCTTTTTTGGTATCCCAGGCGAAAAAGAAGGAGACATCACCCGGAAAACGCGACCGGGATAACAAGCGAAGATGAATCGAAAGGAGAAACTGAACATGAAGAAAGAAGAACTGATTGCAAAGGGCCTGACCGAAGAGCAGGCAACGGCTGTAATTGACATCTACACAAACGAGATGAAGGGATTTATTCCGAAGGCCCGTTTTGACGAAGTGAACACAGCTAAAGCTGATCTGGAAAAACAGGTGGCAGACCGGGACAAGCAGCTTAAGACCTTAAAAGACGAGGCCAAGGACAGCGAGGCCCTCCAGGCCAAGATCACGGAGCTGGAGGACGCCAACAAGGCTGCCAAAAAGGCATACGAGGATAAGATCCGCGATATGAAGCTGACCAGCGCCATCAAGGACCAGCTGTCGGACTGCAAGTATCCGGATCTGGTGGCAGACAAGTTTGACCGCACGAAGCTGATCCTGGCGGAGGACGGCACTGTGTCTGGCCTTTCTGAGCAGCTCAAGGCCGTAAAGGAGACCTACAAAGAGCTGTTTACGCCTCCGGTATCCGGCAAGACCCCGCTCAATAATGGCAGGACCACTCCGCAGGTCACCGGCGACAAGGCAAGGAGAGAGCAGTTAGAGAAGCTGATCAACGACCCCAAGACCCGCCTGGCGGACCGTATTGCAGCCAGAAACGAATTATTTAGCCTGAATCAGGCGGAAAGTGAGGAATAACACATGGCAAATCAGAAGGGAACAGGGACTACCTGGAACTTACCTAACTATGCGGGGGATCTGTTTACGGCAGACCCCACGAACGCACCGATCCTCAGCATGATCGGCGGTCTGACCGGCGGCGTGCAGACTGAGAACTTTGAATTCCCGACCGACTCCCAGTACAGCCTTCCGGAGGCGGCACAGCCGGCGATCACGGAGACTGCGTCTCTGACAGCTCCGGAGGCAGAGGAGATCGTGCGGACCCAGAATACCAACGTAACCCAGATCTTCCACGAAAAGGTGTCCATCTCCTACGTTAAGGAATCCAACCGCGGCCGGATGAGCGGTCTTAACACCGCCGGACAGCAGAATAATGTGCAGACGACAGAAAAAGACTGGCAGATCGCCCGGAAGCTGGAAAAGATCTCCCGCGACATTGAGTACACCATTATCAATGGCGTGTACCAGAAGGCAACCAACGCAGGCGTGGCAAACAAGACCCGTGGCCTTCTGGCGGTGTGTTCCGGGGATGGTGGGACTACGATCGCTGCGGGCAGTAAAAAGCTGACCAAGGCCAACATGCAGGCGCTCTTTAAGGCGATGTATGACGCAGGAGCGGTATTCTCTAATCTGATTCTCTGGGTAAACAGCTTCCAGAAGCAGATCATCACAGAGATCTATTCCTACGCTCCCGCAGACAGAAACGTGGGCGGCACCAACATTAAGCAGATCGAGACCGACTTCGGCAACATCGGCATCAGCCTTGACCGCTTTATGCCGCAGGACAGCGTGCTGGCTGCGGAGATGTCTGTGCTGGCTCCTGTGTTCCAGCCGGTGCCTGGCAAGGGTAATTTCTTCTACGAAGAGCTGGCAAAGACCGGCGCATCCGAAGAGGGACAGATCTTCGGGCAGTTCGGCCTGGATCATGGTCCGGCATTCATGCACGGGTCCATCACCGGCCTGACTACCGCTTAAGGAGGTAACGGACTATGGATAAGAATTTTGACTGGAGCGGGATCCCTCCGAAGGTCCGGGAGATCCTGGAGAGCAGAGTGGGGGCGGCTGTGCCGGATGCGGCAGCGGCTCCTACCCAGCAGGAGTTTAATGCCCTGCTCAAATCCTTAAGAGACGCCGGGATTATCGCAGGAAAATAGGAGGGACACATGGATCGTACAGAGATGATGGCCGAGGTGAAAAAAAATCTGAAACTGTTGGGTGACACACAGGATCTTGTCATCTCTGACACGATCCTGGCCGTCTGCGATTACTGCAACCTGTCCCAGGACTGCATCCCGGATATCCTGGAGCCGGTGATCCGGAAGAAGGTAAAAGGGATCCTGGACTATGAGACTGCCAACGGGACAGGGTATCATCCGGAGATGGCCAGCATAAAAGAAGGCGATGGCAGTATCACATGGGCCCAGACAGACGGGAATACAAAAGCAAGTATCTATGGACTGTCCGCAAGCGATAAAGCGGATCTGCGGCGACACAGGAGGCTGAGAGGCTATGATTAATCCGTATGTAGCCATGTATGATGCGGTTATGACCGTGCGGCGCTGGAGGGATGTACAAATAGGCGGCTATGACAAGCAGGAGCTTTATACTGTGGGGGAGGGGGCACCCTGCCGTTACAGTTCTTCCGGCCAGGTATCAACTGGGGTTCCAAATCCGTCCATTGTAAACAGGCACACACTCTTTTGCGGGTTAGATACAGATATCCAGGAGGGAGACTTGGTCACGGTGCAACTTCGGACCGGAAAGATCCTGGAGCTCTCCGTGGGGGAGTGCCACCCGTACACCTATCAGTGGCAGTGCGAGGTAAAAAGGGATGATGATGCATGAGCAGCAGTAATTACCGGCGGAATAAGGCTGCCATTGATCAGTTCCGGAAGGAGCTTATGGCCATGGTGGAGGACATCGGGGAGATTGATGTACGGGTACTCAACCAGGCAGTCAATGAGGGCGTGCGCTACGCCAAAAAGAAATCCCCTGTGATTACCGGTCACTTTCGGAAAAACTGGAGATCAGCTCCGGCAGTCCGGTCAAAGACCGGGGAGGTCACGAAAGTACTGGTCAACAACGCAGAGTATGCGGCCTATGTCAACTACGGGCATCGTACTGTGGATCGTGACGGAAATACCACCGGGTATGTAAAGAGCCAGGCAGGAGACCATCTGCTGGAGCGCACGGTAAATTATGTGAATAAGCGTCTGATTGCGCTATTCAGAGCGGAAGTGGAGGCGGTACAGAAGAAACATGATAAATAAATTGTATGGAGCTGTGGCCGCCGGATTGAAGGCGGTCAAGGAATGCCCGGTATATCGGGAGGACGTGCCACAGAAATTTAAGCGGCCGAGCTTCCTGGTCACGATTTATGACCAGGATCCTTCCAGGGGCATCAATGGCCGGATGAAGAATTCTGTCAGCATGGATGTGCTGTATTTTCCGGAGATCCGTGCAGCCCTGCAGGAAGAGTGCTGGAATATCGGGCAGGATCTGACACGGGAATTTATTCTCCCGGGCTTTAAAATTAAAAACAGGAACTTAAAGATTGAGGACCAGGTGCTGCACTTTATGTTTGATGTGGACTACCGGGAATACCGGGAACCGGATCATACGCCGATGCAGACCATGGACCAGAATACCAGAATGAAGGAGGTATAAACCATGGCAGGAACATGGGAATCCCAGAATAAGGTGCTCCCCGGCGCCTATATCAATATTAAGACCAACAAGCCCCTGTCGATCATGCCTGGGGATCGCGGTACGGTGGTTATCCTGCAGGAGATGACTGTGGGCGATGACGGGGCTATGTACACAATTACAGCGACTGAGGCCGCTTGGCCGGAAAAAGCTACGGCAGAGGACAAAAAGCTGGCCGTAGAGGCCCTTAAAAAGGCCAAGACGGTGCTGGTGTATAAACTCCCGACCGGGCATGACACAGAGGCCGTCAATGCGGCCTTAACAAAGCTCAAGACCGTACAGTTTAATACGCTGTGCTATCCGTACGACGGCTCTACGCCGGCAACGGCCACGGCCAATAAGACCGCCATTGCGACCTGGATCAAGGCCATGCGGGATGACGAGGGCGTCAAATGCCAGGCTGTGCTCGCAAACCATGTGGCCGATGATGAGGGTGTGATCAACGTGGCGCATGGGGTTGTGCTGACGGATGGAACCACCCTTACCGCCGCAGAGACGACTGCATGGGTGGCCGGAGCTACGGCCGGAGCCAGCATCACGACATCCAACACCGGCATGAAATACGTGGGTGCCATTGACGTGGAGCCCCGGATGACAAAAACAGAGATGGAGAATGCAGTCAAGGCCGGTAAATTTATCTTCAAGGTCGATACCGCCCAGAACGTGACCGCGGTGTATGATATCAACTCCCTTACCACAGTCACTGTGGATAAGGGCAAGATGTTTACCAAAAACCGGGTGATCCGGACCATCGACAATATCGCCAATGACGTAACCACGATCTTCGAGAGCAGCTATGTGGGCAAGGTCAATAACAACGATGAGGGCAGATCGCTCTTAAAGGCATCCCTGGTGGATTATTTTGTGACCCTCCAGAATATGTCCGCGATCCAGAATTTTGAGCCCGACGATGTGACCGTGGTGGCTGGTGCGGATATTGATGCCGTGGTTGTGGACGCCTACATTCAGCCAGTAGACAGTATCGAAAAGATCTACATCACCGTCCATTTATCATAAAGGAGGAGTATCATGGCAGGAGTATATACAAAGATCAGCGACCTGGTATTCGCAGTCGAGGGCAGCGCGTTTATCACCGTGGACGGGGAAAACCGCTATTTTTTCGAGCTCTCGAAGATTGATGCCAGCATCGAGTTTACAGTGATTGCTAAGCGCCTCTTCGGCCACCGGATGAAACAGCACAAGGTGGTAGCAGCAGAGGGCAAAGGCAGCCTTACGCTCTACAACGTAAGTCCGGCGGCGCTGGCAATCTACCAGCAGTATGTTAAAGAGGGCAAGACCCCGCAGATCAGTATCCAGACGACCAACGAGGATACGGCATCGACCATCGGCCGTAGGACCGTGGTGATGCGTAACTGCATCCTGGCCAAGGTGCCTGTTGCGGCACTGGATGACTCCTCGGAGGATCTCAGCACTGTGGATACAGACTTTACTTTTGACGACATTGACGATCTGGAGAGCTTCACTCTCCCGGAAAATATGAGATAGGAGGCTTTTTATGGCATCATTAAGCGCATTTTTACATCCGGAGATGGCCGAAAACAAGGAGGTCGTGGTGTCCTCCCGCTTTAAAGCGGACGGGAAAGTGGTCCCCTTTGTGATCCGGCCCATCACCCAGAAAGAGAACGAGGAGCTTTTAAAGAAATACCGCAAGGTGGATAAGCAGGGCGTGGAGCAGTTTAACCGGATCGGGTACAATCAGGAACTGGTTGCCGCCGCTGTGGTGGAGCCGGATCTCAATAATGCCGAGCTCCAGAAAGCCAATGGCGTACTGGGGGCGGCCAAGACTCTGGCAGCCATGCTCTACGTTGGGGAGTATGCATCCCTGATGGAGGCCGTGCAGGAGCTGTCCGGACTGGATAAGGATATCAACGATGAGGTCGAAGAGGTAAAAAACTGATTGAGCAGGGGGATCCGGAATACAATTACGCGCATTTTGCCCTGCAGAAATTACACATACGCCCCTCCGAGCTGGACAGCATGACCCAGCAGGAAAGGGCGTTTATTTATGCCAGTATCGACCTCCGAATCAAAGAGGAGAAGCGTCTGGCCAGTCAGATCGGATAGGAGGTGGGATCGGTGCCAACATTAAATGCAATGTTTAAGCTCATAGACGGATACAGCTCCCAGATCAATCGGATGATCAGCCGGACGGATACGGCCATGACAAAGATGCTGGGGGCATCCAAGGCGGCAGACGGGCTGAGTGACGCCATCGGAAAGACTGGAAAAAAATCCAAGGAATCTGCTCCCAAGACCAAAAGCTATGGCGATGGCCTGGAGAACATGGGGAGAAAGGCGGAACGGGCCAACGGAAAGCTGAGGACACTGATCGGTACGATGGCCAGCCTTGCGGCCCTGAAAGGCGGCATGGATGCCACAGACACCTATACTAATACCGGTGCCCGGCTCAGTATGATCACATCGTCCCCGGAGGAGCAGACCGCCCTCCAGGGGGATATTTTCGCGGCGGCCAGACGTTCCCGTGGGGATTATACGGATATGGCCAATGCCGTCGCCAAAATGAAGATGCTGGCCGGGGATACCTTTGGGACGAACCAGGAGGCCGTCGGCTTCACGGAATTGTTAAACAAATCCCTAAAGGTATCCGGTGCCGGACAGGCCGAGCAGAATTCTGCGTTTTTACAGCTCACCCAGGCAATGGCCGCTGGGAAGCTGCAGGGAGATGAATTCCGGTCCGTCATGGAGAACGCCCCCATGGTTGCAAATGCCATATCCCAGTATATGGGCGTCTCAAAAGGGGAGTTAAAGGAGCTGTCTTCGGACGGCGTGATCACGGCGGACATCATCAAAAATGCCATGTTCCAGGCGGCGGATGACATCAACGGAAAATTTGACAGCATGCCGAGAACCTTTGCGGATGTCTGGACCGGCATAAAAAATACGGGAATACAGGCCTTTGGCAGGATCATGACCCGGGTCAATGAGATATTAAATTCGGATATAGGCCAGTCGGTGATCGAAAATCTGACCGGAGCCATCTACCTTGCGGCGGATGCGGCCGATCTGTTCCTGGGTGGTCTGGAACTGATCGCGGAAAATATGGATCTGATCGCGCCGATCGCCGGAGGGCTTGTAGCTGCGTTTGTGGCATATAACACGGTGCTTGCGGTTACCAATGGCCTGGAGATGGCGTCAGCCACGGCAAAGGGGATCCACGCGGCAGCAACGAATGTGCAGGCAGCCGCTACGGCAATGCAGAGCGGAGCCACGTTTATGGCCACGGTACAGCAGTACGGCTTTAATACTGCCCTTGCAGCCTGTCCGATCACCTGGATTGTTGGCGGGATCATCCTTTTAACGACTGCTGTCTTTATTTTTGCTGGATATATGGCAAGAGCGACAGGGGTGGCCTCCAGCGGATTCGGAATCATCGCCGGGGGTATTAACGTGGTTATCCAATTTTTCTGGAACCTCCTGCTCACCGTAGCCAATGTAACGCTCGGGATTGGGGCGGCGGTGACCGCTCTGGGGGCCAATATGCTGATCGCATTTGGGAATTCAATCCAGGGTATCAAAGCATGGTTTTACGATCTTATGTCCACAGCGGTATCCACGATCGCAAAGATCGCCGCAGAATTAAACAAGCTGCCCTTTGTAGAGTTTGACTATTCCGGCCTTGTTACGGCTGCGGATAACTACGCGGCAAAAAGCGCGGCCGCGGCCGACAGCAAACAGGAGTATGCGTCAATCACGGATGCTTTTAAATCTGGAGCAAGTAATTTTGACACCTTTGGAGATGGATGGGTACGGAAAGCGTTTGATTCCGGAGCATCATGGGGGGATGGCGTAACGGATAAGTTGTCCGGTCTGCTGTCTGGATTTGGCTCAAAGGATGGCATCGGAGGGTCAGAAATAGACTTTTCCCAGCTTGCGACTGCCGGGAACCCGGCGGTTATCAAGGGCACCGGAAAAGGCGGGGCGGTCAAGGTGGAGACGGAAAAAGAGGATATTGAGTGGATGCGGAAGCTGGCTGAGCGGGATTATGTGGCCCGTATCGCCCAGAATACGCTGGCTCCGAATATCCGGGTGGAATTTTCCGGCCCCATCACCAAAGAGGCCGATACAGACAGTGTGATGAGCCACGTGGTCGAGGAGCTGCGGGAGATCATCGAGACTGCACCAGAGGGGGTGCCAACGTAAATGGGATACTCGATCTATTTTAAATACAAAGGCAAAAAGTATAAGCTCCCGGTCAATCCGGAGGAGATCAAGCGGAGCCGGGAGATGCATGTGGAGACCTACCAGGTGCTAAACGCCGGGCAGGTCTCTGTCCCGTCTTACTGTAGTCTGGAAGAGTTTACCTTTGAGGCGGAGTTCCCGAGCCGCTCATACCATTACCTGGAGTCCGGAGCCCGGGCGGACGCAGATTATTATGAGAAGATGTTCCGGAGCGCCCAGAAGGAGCTGACCCCGGTACAGTTTATCGCATCCAACGATATCACAGACGATATCAGCATGCGTGTGCTGGTGACCAGCGTGGAGGCTGTGGAAAAGGCAGGGGAGGAAGGGGATAAGTACCTGACCCTCAAGCTGTTGGAATACAAGGCCCCGAATAAGCGGTTCGTGGCCGTCCAGACTCCGGCGGCTGTGGTCAAAAAAGAAGAGCCGGCTGCAGCTCCTGCCCCAAGTCCGGCGGTGACGGAAAACAAGACCCACACTGTGCAGAAAGGGGATACGCTCTGGGCAATCGCCAAGAAATATTACGGTAACGGGAGCCAGTACCCTAAGATCGTATCAGCCAATCCGGATATCAAAAACCCCAATCTGATCTATCCGGGGCAGGTATTTACGATCCCCACATAGGGAAGGAGGAGAGACCATGGAAGTGCTGGTGGAGACCCAGGAAAAAATCTATGATATATCGGAGATGTGTAAGGAGATCACCTGGTCGGACACCCTGAACGAGGGGACCAGCAGCCTGCAGATCTCCTATCTGGCCGACGGGCTTATCCTGGAGAATGGAGATGTGGTCCGTCTGACGGAGAACGACCAGAAGGACGGGATCTTTTTTGGCAGCGTGTTTAAGGTGTCCGGAGATGAGAGCGGAGTGATCCAGATCAAGGCCTACGACCAGCTCCGGTATACCAAGCATGCAGAGATTGTGGTCCTGGAAAACGGGACTTTGAAAAATCTTGTCCAGAATATGTGCACATTCCTGTCCTTGACGCCCGGGACCATTGAGGACCCGGGTTTTATACTGCCCGGAATCGCAGACAGTGAAAAAACATGGCTGGATCATGTAGTCCAGGGGATTTCTGATACCCTGATTGGCACACAGGATATGTACTGCCTGCGGGACGAATATGGGAAGGTGTGCCTGTGGAATATGCGTAATCTTCAGCTCCCACTGGTGCTGGGAGACGACAGCCTGTGCACCGGGTACAGCTGGGAGAAGTCCATCGACGATGAATATTATAACCGGGTCAAAGTGACCTGGAAGAGCGAAAACGATAAAAAAATGGACGTGGGTACGGCCATCGATCAGGAAGCCGTAAACCGGTACGGGTTATTGCAGTACGTGGAAAACTCGCCCTCCGGTGTGGATAATGCCGCAAAGGCGCAGGAGCGGGCCAACAACCTGCTGAAACTGTATAACCATGAGAAAGAGACCTTGAAGCTGGAGTGTCTGGGAGACCTCCGGGTCCGGGCCGGGAACAGCATCTATGGGAGTATCTCAGATATCAGGCTGGACCGGCGCCTGATCGTCAAAAAGGTGACTCACGATTTTTTACCGGTCCATACGATGACGGTGGAGGTGATGACAGGTGAGTAAGGATAAGATGGCAACGAGAGATCTGTTTAATCTGATCAAGCGGATCGTGGACAATTACATGCGGTGCCGGAAACCAGCGGCGATACTGATCGGGACCTATACGGGCAAATCAGTCCAGATCGGCACCCTTCCGGTCCCAGCCGGTAAACTCTCCGGGAACATGATGGCAAAGCTGACGCCCGGTGATAAAGTCCGGCTACTTCAGAACGACGGCGGCAGCGAGTATTATGTGCTGGAGATCATCGGAAAGCCGTACAAACTGGAGCAGGACTGCCCGCCGTGTCCGTATAAGTAAGGAGGGACCCCATATGACAGAGCTTACGACGTCCCTGGTGCTCCAGGAGCAGACGTATACCAATCAGACATATAAATTATCAGAGGATAAGATCGAGGGATTCACGGACGGCCTGGAGGCCCTGAAACAGGCGGTATATAAGATACTGGCCACGGAGCAATATGAGTATCCAGTCTATGATTTTACCTACGGCATAGCCTGGAAGGAGCTGATCGGAGAAGATCGGCCCTACGTGCGGGCCGAGATGACACGGATGATCCGCGAGGCGCTTTTACGGGATGACAGGATCCTGGGGGTAGATGGATTTACCTATGATTTTTCTGGGGATGTATGCTTGTGCACCTGTACAGTAACGAGCATATACGGAGACTTTGAGATCGATAAGGAGGTGGCAGTATGACCTTTGAGGAGCTGCTCCAGGGGATGCTGGACCGGGTCCCGAGTGATGTGGATAAGCGGCAGGGGAGCGTGATTTATGACGCGCTGGCTCCGGCCGCTTATTTTCTGGCCCAGCAGGATTTCCAGATGCAGAATTTTATTGACCTGGTATTTGCCGATACGGCTGTGGGAGAGTATCTGGACCGATGTGTGGAGGCCCATGGGTTATCCCGCAAACCGGCTACCAGTGCAGTACGCAAAATGACTACGTCTGCGGCAGTCCCGGTCGGGTCCCGGTGGGGGATCAGCGACCTGGTCTATAAGGTTACCGAGGAGATCGGCTCGACCGAGTACCACGTGACCTGTGAGACTGCCGGTATCATTGGCAACCAGTACACCGGAGAGCTGCAGCCGCTCTCAAACGTGAGCGGAGTGACGGCTACACTGGCGGATGTGATCACGCCAGGAGTGGAGGAGGAGACAGATAGCGCCCTCCGGGACCGGTTTTATCAAAAGGTCCGCCTCCCTGCGACCTCCGGGAATGCCTACCACTATAAGCTGTGGGCACTCCAGGTACCAGGGGTAGGGGATGCGAGGGTATTCCCGTTAGATAACGGCCCGGGGACGGTCGGGGTACTGATCGTGGATACCGATAAAAAGATCAATAAATCCCTAGAGGCGGAGGTATCGGCCTACATTGAGACGGTGCGACCGATCGGGGCATCCGTGACGGTCGGGAGCCCGGATCCCGCATCCGTGGCGGTAACGGCCAATGTGCTGTTGGACGGGAGTAAGCTGATCGGAGAGGTGCAGGAGAGCTTTAAAGGGCTGCTTTCAGAGTATCTGCGAGGTTTAGTTTTTGTCTCCAGTCGGGTCAGTTATGCCCAGATCGGCAGGATCCTTCTGGAGACTCCGGGGGTGCAGGACTATGATACGCTGCGGGTCAACGGTCAGACCGGCAATCTGACTGTAACAGATAAACAGATCCCGGAAATGGGAGTGGTGACATTATCGGAGGTGAGACGTCTTGCAGCTGATTAAGCTCTTACCCGATTACTATGCGGATAACAAAACCATGGTACTGCTCCAATCCATTTTGAGCGGGCAGACAGAATACCTGGAGGCCCGGCTCGACCAGACGGTCAGCGATTGTTTTGTCAGCACGGCAGTGGATACGTTGACCAGGCTGGAGCGGATTATGGGGATTACTCCGGATGCGTCCAAATCAAACCGGTACCGGAGGGAGCGCATTATGGCCAAGATCGCAGGAGCCGGCACAACCACGGCCTCCTTGATCCAGAGCATTGCAGAGAGTTATACCAATGCAGAGGTAGAGCTTACGGAAGACTTCCCCCGGTATACCGTGACTGTGCGGTTTACCGGTATATCCGGGATCCCAGGCAACATGGATGATATCAAGGCTTCGATCGAGGAGGCCATCCCTGCTCATCTGCAGATTTTATACGAGTACATTTTTAACACATATGGATCTGTTGGCACGTTTACCCATGCGGAGCTTGCGGCCTATACCCATTATAAAATCAGGAATGGGCATCTAAAGAACCGGATCCAGGAACTGCAGAGATACCAGCATGAGGAGCTTCGGCAGCTCACTCACATCATGATTGCGAAAGGAGATTTACCAAATGGCAACTAATACCAAAAACTTTAATTTTAAAAAACCTGATGAGAGCGATTTTTATTCCATCCAGGACCAGAACGGGAACTGGGATCTGGCAGATGAAGAGTTACAGAAGCTGAACGAGCCCGCATTTGAGGATTATACGACAGGGACCTCAGTGCCGCCGGCGGCCACGGCCCTGGAAGCA